ACGGCGGCGCGGTAGAAAACCGCGAGGCGACAAAATACAAGAGCGGGCGCGTTATCTATCACAAAATCAACAGCGCGCAGAAAGTAAACCACACCGTATTATTACGCCTCAACGACGCTATAAAAGACGGTAACGGCAAGACCGAGTTTACGCGCTTTTTAGATTGGAACGAAACGACAAACGGCTCGGGCTCCGTACCTATCACCTTAACCGACATAGAAACAAAAACCGGCACAAAGGACTACTACGTACTCGTCGGAAATTGGAGCGGGCAAGCGTTTAAGGAAATCACGCTCACGCTCGAGGAGTGCTAAGTTATGGGCGTATTTAAGGAACTTACCGAGGGCGGGCTTTTTAATCTGCCGTTTTTACTCCACATCTACGACGACGATACACACATCTACATAATAAACGATAACGTAAGCCTCACATACGGCGGCCACACTTTCGCGGCTGCCTCGTTTGAATACCAGCCGAGCACAAACGGCGACGCTACGCTCGCGTGCGATATTTTCGACAAGCCCGACCTCTTAAACTATATCAACCGAAACCGCGTTTTTAATTGCGACTTAATCGGCGTATATCGCGGCGGCGAAATTGTGCAGCTCGAAACGTACCGCCATAACTACGGCGAGGCGACATGGGACGGCGTAAAGTTCGAAATTAAACTCGACGGCGACGACCGGGGAAATATGACGTTTCCGGCGCTCATATATAACAGTTATAACAACCGCGGCGCCGTATGATAAAATACGACGACTTACTCGGCGCGGCCTATAAACCGCACGGCAGAGGCGACGGCGGTTACGATTGTTACGGCTTAGTGCTGGAATGTTGCAGGCGCGCGGGAACTCCATTAAAAGACCCGTTTATAAAATACGAACACCTACCCGTCGGCGCAGAGCTGCCGTACATAAATGACTATAACAACATAAGGGAAATAAACGCGCCGAAAGCTGGCGCCGTTGCGGAATGTAAGACCGGCGAAAACTTGCACGTAGCCTATATGGTAACATCAACACTCGCGCTCCACATCACCGCTAAAGGCTGCCGCGTGTCGCACATACGCGCCCTTAACCCAATACGTTATTATGAGGTATTAAACAATGAAAGCGAATTTAATTAAGACACTTAAAAACAACGCCGAACTCGTAGACATAGAGGCAGGACGCAGCGCCCGCCGTAACTTTCCGGGCGTAGACTTTGAAAACGCCGTACTCATAATTAACGGCAGAATTGCAGAGCCCGACACGATTATACAAGACGGCGACGTCGTAACGCTGCGCCAAATCCCGGCAGATATGACCGAAACGCCGTGGTGGGTAGCGACTTTTTTTATTCCATTCGGATTTTTAATACAGCCGGCGCAGCTTGCCTACAAGGCAAAGCAAGAGGCAGACGCCGCAGCGCGTGAACTCGAAAAAATAAAGAAACTCACAAATAACCCCGAAATAGACAACCGCCCGTTTTTGCGCGGCGCTACTAACTCGCTCGCGACCGGCAAATCGCAACCGTATTTTTGCGGCCGTAATTTTTTTACGCCGTATTTATTTTCGCGCCCATATTATCGTATTAGCGGCACAGACGGAGCAACGCAAGAAGTATTTGATATTTTTGAGTGTGGTTTTAAAGACATTGTATTTATGAAAATGGGAATAGGCGACACCGACGTAACGCCGTTCGGTGGCACTACTCCACAAACCGGCGTATACAGAGTCGCAAATAGTACATTTGGTAGCGGACAGCTTGAAATACGGCAGGACGGTAACCCATTTCAAACATTAACACAATTAAACACTAAGACCGTATCACAGGTAATAAATAAAGAAGTACCGAAAGACTACAAGGTAGCAGCACATGAGGCCGAATATTTAGTAATTGTACTAGATCCGTGCGCTATGGACGTCGAAGTTTGTATAAACTTGCCTTATGGCTTGTATAAATATAACGACAGCGGCGAACGAGTAGCTGGAGAAACTACAATAATACCGGAATATTCGCTTAACGGTGGCGGCTCATGGACGGCGTTTACGTTTAATCAAAACGGGACGGAAAGTAACGCATTTAATCGTAATGTTACAAGATCGCTGCGCTACGTGGCAAAAAAAACATTTACAATGGCCGACTATATAACATTAAACAACTATAATCAAAATAATATACTTGTGCGTGTAAGGAATAGCGCGGCTAATAATGATAAATTGCGCGCCGATTGTTTCGTATACTTCTATCAATCAAAAGTATTTGACCCGCTCAAATCGTCGCAGCCGGCCGGAATTGTAGAAAGTCAAATTCCGGGGCTTGTCCCTTGCTTAAACGTCGAGGAACGCGAGCGCGGCGTTTCATGCGTTGCGGGCTTGCGCATGACAGCCACAGAGAACAACGAGGACAAGTACACACAAATTAACTTTATCGTTACCAGCACGGCGCGCACATGGAACGGCGGCGAGTGGAGCACGGGGAAAAGTTTAACACGTAATCCGGCAGCAATCGCGCTCGAAATCCTTACCAGCGACACGCACCCGGCTAGCAAATACGACGACTCGGAAATCGACCTCGACGCGTTCGGCGCGCTTTACGAGTATTGCGAAAATAACGATATATATTTTGACGACGTAATCACGCAGGGACAGAAAAAAGACGCGGAATTACAGAAAATAGCCGACGTTTGCGGCTGCGCATTTTACAAGGATATTTACGGCCGCCGTAGCGTAGCGATAGACCAAGCACAGGAAAACGCCGTAGCCGTATACAATCCACAGAATATTATAAACCTCACAAATAAAAAGACTTTCGCCCGCCGCGTGGACGCGCTGCGCATTAAGTACATAGACAGCACTAACGATATTTACAAAGAGAATACTTATACAGTAACACGCCTCGAAAACGGGCAGCCGGTAACAATCGACGAAAACTCGATAATTAAAGAAATCACGGCACCCGGAATTACACGACAACCGCAGATAGTAAAATACGCTCGCCGCCTTATGGCAATAGACGAGCTGCGCCCGGTAACTACTACGCTCAAAATTGGCGCCGAGGGCGTATACTTCACACCATACGCAAAAATCGGCATACAAGACCCAAGTTTAAATAAAGATATGCAGGACGCTGTTATAGAAAAAGCAAATTATAATTTCGGCGTGCTCGAAAGCATTACATTAAAAAATCCCGTTACATTTAATAACCCTCTTGTTAGTTACGGTGTAATTATAAATACCGTAAACGCAAACGGAGCCGTCCCTATAGCCTTAAAAGTTAGCGGCGTGGGAACTACCCGGGAATTAACAATAGAAACACAGTATACAATTAGCGGCCCTCTTGTAGAGCCGAATAACGTGTTGTCATTTGGAGAGCTGGACGCAAACGGCAATTTTACAAACATTACGCGTGAGTACGTTATAACACGCATAGCACGTACAGACGGCGGCTTTAATCTCGATTTACAAGAATACAACGAGGCAATTTACGAGCCGGGCGTTATACCAGCGTACAAGCCTATTGTAAACAGTACGCCAACGCTGCCAGCGGGCGAGATCCCGCCGGACGCCGTAACGCACGAGGAACTCGACGCGGCAATCACAAGCGTAGAAAATGACAATATACAAGCTGCCGTCGATACAATCCAAACGGGAAATAGATTTACGAATATTTATAACGTTCGCCCCGTAACCGATACGCTCGAGGAAATAATCGCAAAACTTGACGACGAGGCGCGTAACCGCACCGCAAGCGTAAGTATTGCCGAGGACGAAATCCTCTTACAAGTGCAGGACATGGAGCGCGAACTCGTCGGACTTATCGACATACAAGCCGGAGCCGTTACCGCACTCGTGCAGGGCGGCGGCGCCGTGGGCGAAATGAGCCTCTCGTTAAATCTGCCGGTAATGATAGACAACGCAAAACGTACACAATTTATTAACATAAGTACGGCCGAAAAAGTTAACGCCGTATACGCGCTCGTTGAGGGCATGGGCTATTATGGCATAAAGGGGAACGCCTCAAATGCTGCCGTTAAGGCGTTGTGGGACGACGTCGTAGCGGCTGGGCTTATAGCCTCACAGATTGATTTGAGCGCTACACAAATACAGATTGCAGCCGAGCACGTTATTATAACAGACGGGCAGCACTCCGGCGAAACTCTTGTAGAGGGTGGAAAAATACAGACAGACTTAATAGACGTAGACACAATCAAAGCAACAGACGGATTTTTTGAAAATATCACGGTAACGGGAAACCTCGAGTCGAATAGTATTAAATCGAACGGAGGCGCGACTTATAGGTATTTACAAGATAAGCACCCGCTCCCGGGTTATGATTATAGGGAAATATTTTTTGAAGATATATACAACGCTTACCACTTGGTACAAATGGAACCCGGACAAATTACGATACACGCAACGGTTGAAGTTATAATATATGATAGTGGTAAAAATATAATAAGCAGGGCTTTTTATAATTCTTGTGGGCTGCAACTATTCGGTAAAAATCCATTAAATATGCGTATGTATTGTTACGGCATGGCATACGACTTTACTCAAAATAAAGCACAATGGCAAGAGTTTTGGGCAGTATTCGACGCGTCAGACCGTACCACAAACGGAACTTACTTTGGAATAGGAACAACAAGCGGCGGCGGAGTTACGCAAAAAATAACAGACGTTAATATTAATATGTGGTTTTAATTTCGGCGTTGCTTAATATCTCACTTCTACGGCCTCGTAACTCTGCGGCAGCTTGCACACCACGCGAGCCCGCGGGTTATCGCCGAGCCACGCTTTGAATTCGTCCACATCTGCCACGGAAAACACGCCGGATTCGTAAACCGTACCCGTAGCGCCTACGCGTCGGTTAGGGCTTTTTATCATACATTTTCGAGTATCGCCCGCGCCGTTGATTATTTCCACGCCCTCAATAAAAAGCCAGCCGTTGCCGTCGTACATATACGACACGAGGCAGGACGCGCCCGTAAACTTTATAACAATCTCGGGATTAGGGCGGCTGGGCGTGTAGACCGGCTCCGGCTCCACGTTATCACTTGCGCAGGACACCAGCGCGAAAAGTAAACAGACTAAAATAAACGCGTATTTTTTCATTATTGCACCTCATGGCAAAACTACCACGCCGCGCCGATAATTTCAATATGAGAGGACACAAAACGCCCGCCGTGGCATTTATTACCCGGCTTATTTACACCAGCTCGCGCGACGACTTCGCCGCGTTTCTCGCACATTCGCCGCTCACTTCCCACGAGCGCGAACTCGTTTTACTGTACGCAGACGGCGCGCTATACAAGGAACTCGCCGACCGCTACCACATCACGCCCGCAGCAATCTACGCGCAGAAACGGAAAGCCTACGAAAAACTCGCTCAATATTATCTCACGAAAACGTGATATTTTATTGTCAAGCGTTGAATAAAACTATTTATTTATTGTACGTTTCTCTATACTCCCACGTAAAATATAACTTTTAATTATTCTCATAGTGTCTACAAAAGTAGACTAGTAGACAGTATTCGGCGTTTCGCTCACTTTCGCTACGTTTCGCTCGTTTTCGCTCACATTCGCTACAAGTCGCTACATTTTGCTATGTTTCGCTTTGTTTCGCTCGAAGTCGCTCAATTTCGCTCTTCTGAATAGAATAGAATTGAAATGAAATGAATAGAAATGAATAGGAGTGAATTATATATAGCGTTTACACGCTGCGCTAAAGCGCCCACCCGCGCCCTAGATTTGGACTAAAACTAGACTAAGTTTAGACCATGATTAAAACATGATAAAAACTACGCGCTCACCTCTTTAGCGTAGGCGAACATATAGCGATACACAATATCGGCGACTACTTGCGGCATTGTTTCGCCAAGCCCTGCGCGCAGCTCGTCGAGGAGCCGCACGGGGTAGAAATGCTCGTCGCCCGGAAAGCGCGCAAAAATACCGTCCTCGGAAACGTGGAGCACACAGTCGCGGCAGCATACGCGCGGCGCGTCTATTGCGAACTTGTACGAGTGAAACGAGATACAGCCGCGGGCGTCGGTACGGCGCGGGATTTGAGCCGTTAGCACTACGTCGAGGTTTACGAGGCACGGCAGAAAAAACGACTCCGGGCGCATAGGCTCGACGGCGAATTGTTTATTAAACCGCTCCACGTAATCAACGAGAAACGCGTTAGCGGCCTCGACAGTA